CATATATACATATATACAGCGTAGTTTAAAAACCCTGGGTTCGCTCACTGTCGTTCGCTCCCCTAATAGCAATGCTTGCACGCTTGTCCTGCCTGCTTGCTGCCTGCTTGCTAGTGAGTGAGCAGTGCTATCGCTTAGCAACGCTGCCACTCTCATATAAGTCGGGCAGTAATCGCAGCCCTCCCCTCCCCTCCTCAATCGCTGCCCATGTTTAAACGCTGCCAAGAATCCAAGCGCATGCAGCCATAGATAGTTGAAAGTTAAATTATCTCCTAAGTTACTTAGCAGTAACTCTCTAAAGCCAGTTGTTTAATATCACTTTAGAGCATGCGAATAATTGCCATGCGCTAAAACCAGTATAAATCAATGCTTTTAGAGCCTTACTCGCAAGTAACTTAGCGATAGTTTATATCCTCACGCTTAACCCTTATGCAATATGAGCCAAGCAGTGGCAAGAATCCGCCACGAATTAAGGCTCTGACCTGCGCTTTTGCATGATGCTTGAAATTATCTAGGTATATGCGTACTCTCTACGTAGTAGGTTTAAACAGTTAAACCTCAATCATACGAAAGTGAGACTGGCACTATGAATCGTGAAGAATGGCTCAACGCGCTTGCTAACCAAGCGTTGCCCGTAATTGCAAGAACTCTCGATAGTTATGCTCAATTCCGCGAAGAAGAATCGGCTGTACGCCTCTCCTGCGGTTTCCCTGCTCAACAAGGCAAGCGCAATAGAGTCGCTGCCTGCGTAGTGCCTCCTGCTGCTAGTGATGATTTTAGCGCTGAGATATTCATATCTCCTACAATTGACTCAGCGCGTGAAGTCGCACTGGCAGTGCTGCCTCTTCTATGCGCCACAGTAACGGGCGATTACAAGCGAGGCAGCGCCTATCGTGGCGCTGTAACACGTAATCGTTTAAACGCAAGCAGCCTGCCTGCATGGGCTGACTCAATCCTAAGCGCACTACCTGCTTATCCTCACGCTGCACTTACCTTGCAGCCTCAAGCCAAGCAAACTACGCGCCTATTGAAAGTCTCCTGTTTAGGTGACTTAATGAATGGCGAACAGCACGACGCCTACATCGTGCGAATCTCTCGCACTACCCTTGCCAATCTTGGCAGCCCAATCTGCCCACTATGTGGCGCATCACTAACTGAGGAGAACTGAACATGAGCGCAACTTTCGGAATCGAATTAGAGATGAGCGACCTCTCAATCTCCGCAGCCCAAGCACGTTTAAACGCTATCGGCTTGAACTGGTCGTGCAAGCCTGACGGCACGCGTGGCGTAACTGCTGAGGCAGTCAGCCCAATCCTTGGCTATTCCGACCTCATCGAGGGCAGCAGGGCAGCACGTGCCCTTGCCAGTGCAGGCGCAACAGTCAATCGTCAGACTGGCTTTCACGTACACCTAGGCGCCGACCATTACGGCATCGAGGGCATCGCCCTCCTAGTGCAGAATTGGAATCTGGCTCATGCAACTATCGGCGCACTCGTAGCGCCCTCCCGTTTAAACAACCGATTCTGCGATTCTGTTCCACTGAGCCAAATTGACTCATGGGTTGAGAATGTACGCGCAGGCAATATCCGCAACATGGGCAACGGTGGGCGCTATTACAGCCTCAACCTCAACGCCTACGCCACGCATCGTACCGTCGAGGTACGCCTGCATCATGGCACTCTAAACGGCAGCAAGATTAAGGCATGGGCTGAGTTTTGTGGCGCTATGGCTCAATTCTCTGCTGACGGCGGAATCTTGGATAGTCAATTCTCAGATATCGCAGACCGAGAGGGTGCCCGTTTAAACGCGGTACGAAATCTCCTAGATATTCTCTCCGAGAATCACCTCGACATCGCAACAGCCTCCTATCTCAAGGGTAGAGCAGCAGACCTCAACGCCCGATAGTCGGGCAGCCTGCCCCTAGTGGGCACGCTTGGGTGCAATTCCCAAGGCAGGCACTCATGGCGCAAGCCATGAACACGACAAGCACAACGCGAACTCGTGTTTAAACAGTAAGGACTGGAATCATGCAATCAATCTATCAACTGTTCGCAACTGGTAACGCTGCACTATGGCTCAGCCTTGGGCTAATCTCTCTTGGCTATTGGCTCAAGGTAAAAGGCTAATGCTTTACATCGTGCAAGGTGTAGACCCCAGTGGACGCAAGTTTGCTGGCTTATACACAATCGAAGAAGCACGCGACCTAGCGAGCGCTAATCGTTTAAACGTAGTGCGTGATAGATACACGCATGCTGTGATACACTTAACCAATCAACCGAAAAGATAGGACTGGAAAATATGTGCGGAATTGCTGGATTTTGTTTAACGCCTGCCGAATGTGCGACCTCGAAAGAGGTGAGCAATATGGCTGCTCAAATGCTTTACGACATCGAACATCGTGGACAAGATGCCACTGGTGCATCATGGATTAACACGACCACACGCAAGCGAACTATCCTCAAGCATGCAATGCCTGCCTCGCAGTTTGTGCCAATCGTAAATGATTACTTATGCGAGAGCGCTCAGACTGCAATCTTACACACAAGATACGCAACCAAAGGCAGCCCTAATAACCGCGACAATAATCACCCAATCGCACGAGGTAACATCGTGCTTACGCACAACGGACACATCAGCAATGACGACGACGTGTTTAAACGCTTAGGTGTACCTCGCAACGCTCAGGTGGACAGCGAAGCAGCAGCAGCCTTGCTTGCCTTCACTGGTAGCAAGTATCACCCTGCCGAGGTGCTTGGTACCTTGCGAGGTGGCGCAGCGCTGGCTTGGATAGACTCGAACGATGCAACGACCTTACATCTTGCACGCGTAGCCTCCTCTCCTCTCTGGATAGGACAGACATCACGAGGTAGCCTTGTCTATGGCTCAACCTATGACACAATCTTCAACGCATCAATCATGCTAAGCGATGACCTATCGTGGGAGTATGAGCCAGACAACGGAACCTATCTCAAGGTACGCGACGGACGAATCATTGAGCATGAGACGTTTAAACCTGCACTCTCTGCAATCTACAGCGTTGCATCATGGCAAGATAAAAAGATAGATGCTGGAATCAAACAGGCAACACATCGAACACGCATGCAAGAACTGCTGCCCTTCTAAGCAAGAAAACTATCAGCCCCTCGCAGAAATGCGGGGGGTTTTTGCTTGCCGCCAGGTATCCGTGATGGCTACTGTTTAAACAATAGAGTTTACTTCCAGGCGGCCCGCGAAGACTTGACGTTTAAACACATGCGTGACATGGTGTTAGCGGCTGGTGTTTAAACAAAAAAATATATTAAAAAGATTTATGTTGGTACTTGACGAGCCTACCTTGGTGATGAGAAGATTCTTTCATAGCAACCATGCTATACAAACAAAGGACTGACATGATTACTAACATGGATTTATTTGCAGTTATTATTGCACTAACATCGGCTGGCTTAGTGCTTGCCATTGCACTACGAAAGAACTACTTACTGGAACAAGAGAACGCAAACCTCAAGCGCAGGATTAAGATTCTTAAGAAGGAGAAAGACTAATGAGTACAGCAGGTAAAGCACAACAGCATGCAATCAGAACTTTAGTAATGAAATACCGCACCGAGTACGAAGAACTATACCGCGCAGAAGTTACGCGCCTTGGTGGAAACGTGCGCCCTACAAAAGAACTACGAATTGCAAGACTCAAAGCACAGATAGAACAATTAGAAAGCGAAGGTGTTTAAACATGAGTGCACATGCTGGTATCTACGCCGACAAAACTTACTCAGGCTGGCGCAACTATGAAACATGGAACTGTGCCCTATGGATTAACACTGACTACGCACTGTACACATCGGCTTGCCTGTTCATGCGTGGATACAAAGGCAAGACACCTTACAAAACATGGCTAAAAATTGCTGGCTTAGAAGGCAAGCAAACTATAGACGGCGCACGCTGGAGTGGTAAGAAACTTTCTTACTCTGAACTTAACAACATGATGAAAGAATTGGTGGAATAATGAAACACCCAACAGTTAAAGGCGTAGTTTTATTTACAGATGGGACACATGAGGAACGCACGTTTAAACAACTAAAAGATTATCAAGATGCAGTCGGTGGACTCATCGAAATCGTGAAGTTATACGATGCACAAGGCAGAGACTTAGCCACCGCTTACGTAAATGAGGAGGGATTGCTACTAGACCTACCACTAAATGGCTTTGCTGGTGCACTCTCCTTCATGCTAGGTAATAACCCGATGCTGATGGGTAACATGGTGGTAGTAGGTACCGATGATGGCGAAGGATATGACACGGACATTGACCCTCTGTTATTGTCTTTCATTAAACATGTGTTACCTACGAGTAAGGAGTTGCAAGATGAATCTGTTTAAACACTTACATCCACACGCCCGCATTTGGTTTATCACTGTACTAATTCTCATCGGAGTACTGTTCGTGAACCCACGCGTTGAGTACGTAGTACACCCACCTAAGAGCGAAGTCATTGCTTACTACACAAACGAGTATCAGCACTTTGCGATTGGTGAATTGATTAAGCAAGACAAACTTGAGCAGTACCCTTGCCTCTATGAATTGTGGCAACGCGAGAGCAACTGGCGACCTGCTGCGCTTAACAAAAGCAGCCACGCCTCAGGCATAGCACAATTAAAGCCCAGCACATGGAAGATTCTAAATGTTAAGCCAACTAAAGATGGGTTTAAACAGGTAACACTTGGGCTACGTTATATTGACCGACACTATGGAAAGACAGGCGGAATATGTCGAGCATACGCACATCACTTAGCGATGGGGTGGTACTAATGGCACCTACAAACTATAACAATTTAAAGACAGAGATTACCTGCCACCTTATAGACAGTGGCTTCACATTCTCGACAGAGAACGGCGACCCTGTAGTAATACGACCAATGAGGGTAGACGTACTGCTTAATAACCTACTTGACTATATGATAGGAGCAGGTTATGCAAGCACAAACAAACTCACCTAGTATAAAGTTTATCCACATGCTTAGCGATATACCCAAGGTATACAAGCCTAAGTTTCATCGAGTTATGAAATCTAAAGTTGTAAAAGGCTTGACATACTACCGTTTAAACTACAATGCTAAAGCCTTTGAAGGAGCAGCATGTATTGGTGCTGATACGGAAATGTTTTACCCCGATAGCGTGCAATTTAGCAGGGAGGAGGCGTTGTTTTATGCCACCTTATGTAGCAGTTGTCCAGTCAAAGCAGCCTGCTTAGAGTGGGCACTTGCCCACGAAAGGCAGGGTGTATGGGCAGGAACCACCCCTGAAACACGAACTGCGCTACGCAAAAGCCTTAACATAGGACTCAAAGACCCAGACGATTACAACGACTCGCAGTTAATGTAATTGTGCTATAGTAAATGTAGGTACTCAGCCCCATGAAGGGGAAGCGTAGGGTTGAGTGCCCATAAAGAAGCCCCACCACAGGAACCAGTCCTCCTGTAAGTGGGGCTTCGCTATGTTTAAACTACAGTTGCTTGGCCTTAGCAAGCATAATTACTTCATCAAATAAATCATTTAAAGAACCAGCATTAAGAATCAAATCATCGAAGCGCCAATTATCCATCGCAGTTTCAGATGAGTGTGCATTAACTGGCTTATGATTCTCACGCTGCACACGCCACACTTGTCCACCATTATCAACGATTGCTTGTGCCTCATTAGGAAAACGCACATCAGAAAATACAACTCGCTCATATTCTTTTGCCCGTTTAAACGCTTGCTCAACCCAAAAGTTTTGACCAAAGATTTCCCGACCAACTTCGGTTCCAAAGACTTGAAGCAGTCTGCGTACTTCGGGGTTAGCCTTAGCCACATCCCAACCATACTCCTCAATAACATCAGCAATACGACTGCGACCATCAACCAATGGGTTCAATGTGTAGATTGCATCACGCATAGGTAGCGCAAAAGATATGCGCTTGAACTTGTAGTTTAAACACAACATTTCAGCAACGGTATCTTTACCTGACTGTGCATAACCACTCAAACCAATTATCATCGAGGCAACTTCCACCAGATAGCAATTACAATAGGACCTACAAACAATTCAACACACTTCAAACCATCATAGTAAGCAGCGCCAACGATAAACATGCGCCAGTTAAACTCAAATACAAACTTCATTCCTGCTCCTTTAGTTCTGCCTGCGCTTGTGCGTTGGACTTGCGGTACCTTCTATTGTTCCATATCGGTGCATCACCACCGAGTCTGTCTTGCAACTTAGTAAGAGCACGACTAACGCGCTTGCGTATCGCCTCCTCTGAGGCAGAGTATTCAATGGCTAACGCATCAAAGTCAGTGCCACCATCATCGT